AATATTCTTGACCAAGGTGTGAAGTTCATTTGGAGGTTGTTTAGCAGAAGGAAATAATAGAGCAATATAGCACTATATTACAAGCAATATAGCACTATATTACAAGCGATATAGCACTATATTACAAACAATATAGTAGTATGTTACAAGCGATATAGTAGTATGTTTGAAAAGAGTAAACGAGATGCCGATACCAGCGCCACAAAAAGGTGAGCCTAGAAGCAAGTTCTTTTCTCGATGTATGGGAAATAAGGTCATGGTGAAGGAATTTCCTGATGCTAAGATAAGAGGGGGTGTCTGTAAGACGGCTTTTGATAAGAAAAGGAAAAATAAGATGATTTACAACGTTAACAACATCATCACAAATTTTACTATTAAGAATGAAGAGAAAGAGGGAGTAAACTTTCTTGTAGTCCCAATAATTGCGTTAGTGGAGGGTGTACATAAAGGTTCAGGGGGGGCTGGATTTTATCCTTCAGCTGAGATAGACCGTACAGCACAAAATTGGAATGGAGTACCCTTGACAATTGACCACCCAAAAGATAATGGGGGAGTACCAGTAACAGCAAACAATCCTGACACTTTAAAACGATATTCAATAGGCACTTTTGAGAATGTACGATATGAAAGGGGTAAATTAAAGGGAGAAGGATGGATTGATAAGGAAAGGATTGAATTACTGTCTCCTGAGGCATTAGAAATGTTGTCTCTGGGTAGAAAGATGGAAGTAAGCACTGGGTTGTTTACTGGTAGTGACAGAATGCCAGGGACGTGGAATGGAGAACAGTTTGAAGAGACATTAATAGACTTTGTTCCTGACCACCTTGCATTACTTCCCAATGCTGAGGGGGCATGCAATTTTGATGCAGGTTGTGGAGTAAGAGTGAACAAAGAGTTCGGATGTGGAAGATGTTTAACTAGAGAGGGAGGTGAAGCAAATGTGAAAGATGAAAAGATTGTGGTAATGGAGAGGACGGAGATTGAATTGCCTTCTAATCTATTTACCAGTTTGAAACAAGTGGGGTTCTGGGTAAACGAAATATCACATAGCAAGATTAGAGAACAGCTCTTTAAGGTTGTCAGTGATATGGATAAACAAGGAACTGCTCATTTCTTACGGGAGGTCTTTGATAAGAGTTTTGTCTTTGAGAAAGTAGCTAATAATGAATCTAAGTTGTTCAAAGTTGGTTACAAACTTAAAGATGATGAAGTCTCTCTAAAAGGTACTCCTGAAGAAGTAAAAGAGAAGGTAGAATTTCTAACAATTAATGAGGAGAGTAATATGGAACGGACTGAAGCTGTGGATGCTCTTATTGCTAATGAGTCACTTCCTTATGTCGAAGAAGACAGAGAGGTATTGACTAACATGGCAGATGAGAGTTTCGAGAGGACATTTACATTGAATGATTGTAAGTGTCAAGAGGATGGAGAAGCTCTGGTTAAAGCCAACACCAGAGTGGAAGAATTAGAAACTAAGATTGGCGAAATGGAGGAGAGTTCAAAAGTGGATGAAACAAGAGAAGAGGAAGTAAAAGAAGTAACTTTTGAGGCTTTACTTGAACAAGCAAGTCCTGAACTGAGAGAATCTATTGAGGCTGGCATTAAGACTAACAAAGAAAAGAAAGACAATGTGGTTCAGATTATTCTTGAAGCTGAAGGTAATAAGTTTAGTGAAGAAGAGTTACAGGCCATGCCTTTCGATACTTTGGAGAACATAATTTCTATGACTCCTGTGAAGGTTAATTATGCTGGTAATGGAAGTAAAGTTGAAAAAGCAAAGCAGAAGAAGTTGAATGAGAGGCAAGATGATGGTAGTGGAGTCCCTGACATTCCACAGGAAAAGTGGAACAAAGATGGCACACCAGACTTTAGTCATCTTAGTGCTTAGATTAGTTAATTTTAGTTTTATTTTATAGGAGGTTTTTTTAATGGCTAGCAATAGAACGATTGTATTAAAAGGAAATGGGATGTATCTTGAGGGATTAATCACAGCAGCAGCTGTTCCCCCTGGTACTATCATGGAGAGGGTGGCTGGTGCTGCTACTTTTAGAGCACAGTCCGTTGCTGAAGCTGCTGGTACTTATCCAGAAAAGCTGATAGCAATAGAGAACTCTCTTGTGGGAGATGAAACCGGTACAAGTTGGACAGCAAGCACCAACATTCAGATGTACAAGGCACAGAGTGGAGACATTGTTCAGTTGAAACTGGAAGATGGTCAAGCTGCTACTATTGGAGCTGCTATGACAGCTAATGGTACTAACGGTACTATAAAGACAAGGGATACAGGAACTAACCCTCCTTTCGCTTATGCGTTAGAGGCTGTTGATGCTTTGTCTGACAATGCTTCACTTGACCTGTTGGTCAAATGTGTGATAGTTTAAGTATTTTTTAATTTATTTATTGGAGGAAATTTTAACGATGGCAAATATAGGACATAATCTAAGAAACTACAATGAGCAGATGGGTGAGTCTGCTAGTGTAGGTACTGTTGATGAGTTTCTTGGTGGAGCAAGTGGAGATATGGCACACACTCTTATAGCCAACAATATGAATGTTGGTTCTTTGAGAAATAATGCTACTCTTACTTATGACGCTTGGAAGAACATTGACACAGCAGTGTTGAGAGAGTACCAGATTAGATTGCAGGGGATTGCTGACTTGCAAGCTAAAGGACTCACTTATCAAACTGATGGTCTTAATCAGACTATGTTGCAGTATCAGGATGAGAGTGATGTTACTGATGCAGAACTAAACATGGACGGAATTAATAGGACTGAAAGAGATAGACCAGAGTGGGATACTTTACATCTCCCATTACCTATCATCTCTAAGAACTTTAGTTTCAGTGCTAGAGAAATAGCAGCTAGTAGGAATACCGGTCAGTCCGTTGATGTTCGTATGGCAGAAATGGCAGCAAGAAAAGTCGCTGAGAAAGCTGAAGAGATTCTCTTTCAGGGAGCTAGTGCATACACGGCTGGCCCGTCCGGTGAGACTGGTACTATTAGAGGTTATGAAGACCATGCTAATAGGAATACTGGTTCTGTGACTGCGGCTTGGGCTTCTACAACTGGAGCAAACATATTGACTGATACGATAGCGATGAAACAAGCAGCTATTAATGATAGGAAATACGGACCGTACACGATGTATGTTGCAACTAACATTGAATCTAATCTTGATGAGAACTTTACAACTAATTACCCTGTCACTATAAGACAGAGAATTTTGCAGGTCGAGAATATAACTGAATTAAAAGTTATTGATAAAATGACTTCTGCTAATGTATTGTTGATTAGTATGCAGAGTGATGTTGTTAGATTGGTACAAGGTTTACCAATCCAGACAGTTGAGTGGAGTACTGATGGTGGAATGATGGTTCACTTTAAAGTGATGACCATTCTTGTACCACAGGTTTTCAAAGACCAAAGTAATCGGTCTGGCGTTATTCATTATTCGTAAAAGGATGTGGAGTTTTGCAGTAACCAATCTGTACATCCTATTTAAATTGAAAGCCTTTAACCAAAAGGAGTTAGTAATGAAGAAGAATAAAAGTTTTAAGAGAGAGGATTTTGAACCAGAAGATGCAGAAGAAGCAACAGGCGAGTTTAGACTTAGACGAGGTTATGGTAAGCACATCATTGGCAAGACTAACAAGGATTTGACTATAAAGGGTAAAAGGTTGAAGAGGGTGGTAGAAGTAGGAGATGTTCTGGTATGCCCTCCTTCTCGTGTTGCAGCTTTTATGGATAAGTTTGAGAGGATTGATGTTCTACCAGAGAAAGCAAAACCAATACAGAAACAGTTGAAGAAACAGCATAAGGGCGGAGGAAGATATGATGTAATCAATGAGAGGACAAGAGTTAAATTGAATGCAGACTTCCTTACTAAAGATGAGGCTGATGAGATGATAGCAAGCGAAGGAGTTGACCCTGAGGATGATGAATAGTGAAGTCGGAGTATTGGAAAGTGCCTGAGATGTGGAAAGGAGAAATAGTTTACATCTTAGGAGGAGCTCCTTCTTTATTAGATGAGAAGTTGGAGTTGATAGAAGATAAGAAAGTGATAGGCGTGAATTGTGCTTTCTTGTTGGGAGATTGGGTAGATATTGTTTGGTTCGGAGACCCTCCGTGGTTTGATTGGAATGAAGAAAAGTTGGCTGAGTTTGGAGGGTTAAAAGCTTGTTGTTGTGAGAAGATGAGATTTGACCAACCAGCAATCAAGGTTCTCGAAAGAGGAAAGAAGATGGGGTTGGAAGATGGTAAGAATTATCGAACTCGTATATCGTGGAACTGGTCTTCAGGAGGGAGTGCTGTTAATCTTGCTACTCTGTTGGGAGCTACTAAGGTAGTATTGTTAGGGTTTGATATGAAGCCTGATGATAAGGGAAGGAATTGGTGGCATAATCTTCATAAAAACAAACTTGACCTTAGTGTAAGAGACCCTTATCCAATGTATATGGAATCTTTTGAACATATAGCAGAGGATGCTAAGACATTGGGAGTGGAGATAGTGAATAGTACCATGTGTTCTATAATACCAGAGGATTGGATACCAAAGAGACCATTGGAGGAGGTAGTGAGTGAAGTTTAAAGCTGCTATACTTGACGACATAGATGAACCACTAATTGTTGACGACATAGAGATTCCAAAACTGTATGTCGGACAGGTCTTGGTGAAAATCTTTTATAGTGGTATCTGTGGAGCACAGTTAGCAGAGATATCAGGTGCGAATGGTCAAGACAACTTCCTCCCACATCATTAACCAGTAGGATAGAGGGCTTTGAAAAAATGCCTTTAGAAGAAGCTGTGGGAGAATGTTGTAATGATTAAAGTAGTGTGTGTTCTCAAAAGTTGTGAGGACTATAGTTGGGATTATGCAAACAAATTGTATGAGAATGTAAGAAGGAACTCACTTTATGAATTTGAATTTATAATTCTTACTAACTTAGAGAAATTTGATGTTGCACATAATATCAAAATTCTGCCATTAACAACTGGTTTAGAAACATACTGGGCGAAGTTAGAAATTTTTAAAATTAAAGGACAAGTAGTTTATTTTGATTTAGATACTATAATCGTTAATCGTATAGATGAATTACTTAAAGCAATAGAATTTAGTTCAGATGCAAAGAAACATTTTTGGATGATGGAAGCTATTAGTGATAAAAGAAAATTTGCTTCTGGTATCATGGCTTGGCATGGTGATTTTAGTTTTATACTAGATCAATTACCTACAAACTATATAGAGAAATATGATAAATGGGAACAAGATTATATTGTTGATAGATTAGAAAAAAATAATATTTACATACACTCAATAAATGATCATATTAATTTAGCTTCATATAAACGAGATTGTAAAAATAAAGTATATCCTATGGTAGATGTGATTTGCTTTCATGGAAAACCTAGACCAAGAGATATAAATTGGTTTGTGGGAGGAAAACAGTTTTGACAGACGAAGAGAATACAATAGAAAAGGCTAAAACTATATCAATAGTTATGCCAACTCGTAAACGACCAAAAGATTTGTGTAGATTAGTAGAATCAATTATTAAAACAGTAAGATATCCTGAGAATATTGAAGTTTGTATTTGTGTTGATCATGATGATATGGAATCTGCTACAGCATTAATTCCATTATCAGATAGAATAGATATAAAAGTTTGTATTATCTCTGCACAAAGATGTCATGGCAACTACTGGAATAGTGCATGGAGACAAGCTACTGGTGATGTGATCCAAATGAGCAGTGATGATTTCATTTACAGAACAAAAGATTGGGATGTAGAAGTGCTGGATGAAATAAATAAGTTCAGTGACAAGATGGTGATGGTGTATGGTGAGGATGGTTTTCAACATGGTAAATTAGCCACACACATGTTTATTCATAGAAGATGGACAGACGCTTTAGGAGAATTTGTTCAAATGCTTACTAATGTGTTCTATCATGATACTTGGATTGATGTACTGGCAACAAGGATAGACAGAAGAAAATATAGGGAGGATTTATATTTTGAACATATGCATCCTGCGGCTAGGAAATCGGCACAAGATGAAACCCATAGACAAGCTCGTACAAAATCTGGAGGAGATGAAACTAAGTGGGAGACAAACTGGCAAGGTGAGTTAATGCAAAAGGATCATGATAAACTGAAAGGATTGCTAATACCATGAATAAACATGTAACACATACTTTGTCAATACTTATACCTTCTCTAACAAACAGAAAGAAAATGCTAGATGAACTTTTAAAATCTCTAGAACCTCAATTAGTTGAGGGAGTGGAGATATGCATTAACATAGACAACGGGAAGAAATCTACAGGGCAGAAAAGAAACGAATTAATCAAAGGATGCAATGGTGAGTATATAGCATTCATAGATGATGATGATAAAGTCAGTGACGATTACATTGCTCTGGTTCTTGAAGCGGTTAAAACTGGTATAGATGTGGTTGGTATGCATCTTTTAATGACTCGTAAAGAAATACAATCTACAGAAGAAAGAACATACCACTCATTGAAGTATAAACACTGGTATGATGAACCTGATCCAGATAGGAAGGGTAAACGAAAATATTTTAGAAACCCCAATCATTTGAATCCAGTGAAAAGAGAATTTGCGTTACAAGTTGGATTTCCAGATAAAGATCATGGAGAGGATCATGATTACAGTAAGAAACTACTTCCTCTGTTAAAAACAGAATTCTATATAGAAAGTCCTATATATTATTACTTAGCAGGGAGAATAGGAACTTAATGGACATACTAATAGAGCAGGATGCAGGATTCGGGGACATTTTCTTTTGTCAAAAGATTGCTGTAAAACTGATGGAACAAGGTCATACAGTGTACTGGCCAGTATATAAAGAGTATGAATACATAAAAGATTATATTCATAATGGTGTTATATGGAATGTGCCAGAAGAGAAAAGAAGTAAAATTCGTTCATTAAATATCAATCAATCTACTAACTATTTTAAGTTTGCACATAGAAAAGAACTTGGTTTCAATGTCATGCAGACAAAATATAGATATGCTGATGATCAATTTAAAACTGGTGGATGGGAAGATTGGCAAGACTATTTCAAAATAAACAGAAACTATAAGAGAGAAAGAATACTTGAAAATAAGGTTTTAGAAGGTGTTCCAGAAAAGTTCTCTCTTGTGTGCAATCATTTTGCTACTGATTATCAATTGTTAGAACATAGGGGTGGAGGGAAAGCTATTACTAAAGCACAATATCCTATAGTTGAGATTACTAAGTTGCCAAATACACATCTTTTTGATTGGTGTGGAATTATACAAAAGGCTTCTGAAATACGAATACCTGATTCTAGCTTTCCGTATCTTGTAGAGATACTTAAAACAACAGATAATATTCATATGTATGCTAGGAGTCATGAAGGACAAGTGAAGACAAAACCCATTTGGAAAAAAGAGTGGAATTTTGTAGAAAAATGGGAAAGAACTAATATGCGTTTTCTAGTCACAGGCATATCAGGATTTGTAGCTCCCTACTTAGCAAAGCATTTATTAGCTAATGATCACGAAGTATATGGAATGTTGCACAATTCTCCTGTTGGTGTAGTTGATGGTATTCAATATGTAACGGGTGATCTATGCGATATAAGAACATTCAAATATTTAAGAGAATATAATTTTGATGGTGTTTTTCACTTAGCAGGATTAACACACCCTCCAACATCCTTTAAAGAACCTGAGTTATATTATAAGACTAATGCTACAGGAACTATGAATTTGTGTGAGGTGTTTCGAACAGGTAGTGTGATAATGCAATGCTCTACTCCAGAAGTTTATGGAGAATGTTCAGAAGAGGAAATATTTGAGACATTTGCTATGCTCCCAAACAATCCTTATGGAGTATCAAAAGCTGAAGCAGACAGATATATACTTAAAGAAACAAAAAAGGACAAGTTGAATGCTTTTATTGTGAGAGCAGGATCACATACAGGAGCAGGTAGACCATCTTGTTATTCAATTTCATCTGATGCTGAACAAATAGCAAAGATGAAAAAAGGATTGCAAGAACCCATACTTAAAGTAGGGAATATTAATTCTCAGAGGGCTGTGATGGATGTTCGAGATGTAGTAATAGCTTACTATGAATTGATGATAAAATACATGGATGGTAAAATACCCAATGGTGAGATATATCATGTAAGCGGTCACAAAGTAAACACAATAGAATTCTACATTGATATGATGTTGCAGTTAGCAGGAATTGAAGCTGAGAAGGTAGTTGATGAAAGTCTTGTCCGTAAAATAGATATACCTATACAGATACTAAACAGTGATAAAATGAGAGAGCTTACAGGATGGTCTCCAGTTATTTCTACTGAAAGAACACTCAAAGATTTATTAGCTTATTGGGAGAACAAAATTGGGAATTAAGGAAATTGACACACACAAATTAAGTTTGCATCCTACAAGGATTGCTCTTTGGAAAACTACAGGTTTTTGTTATCCTATACATATTGAAGTTGGAATAACAAATAAATGCAATCATCGCTGTGTACAGTGTACTCTTGATTGGATAAACCATAAAAATGATTCTCTTGATGCAGAAGTGTTTGTTAAGACATTGGGAGTTGCTTCTGAAATTGGTGTAAGGTCAATCTATTTTGCAGGAGAGGGAGAACCTGCCCTACATGAAGATTTACCCTTATTTGTAAAGACAGCACATGACTTAGGAATTAAGGTAGCACTTTCTACTAATGGATCACGCTTAAATACATTAAAAAAAACATTGCCTTACCTATCTTGGTTACGATTTAGTGTTGATGCAGGAACTCCAAAAACATTCTCTAGTATTCATGGAGTACATAGAGATGAATTTGATAAGGTTCTTTCCAACATAAAGTTTTGCACACATGAAGTTAAATTATCTGGACATAATGTACAGATAGGTGTCCAAACTCTTCTAATGCCTGAAAATATAAATGAGATAGAAGGACTTGGTGAGATTACAAAAGAGATTGGTGTTCACAACTTTCAAGTGAAACCCGCTCATTGTCACCCTAGTAGTTCTTATCAGATAAATAACTATCAATATCTAAGAGATAACTTACAAGAAAGACTTGAGAAATTAGATGATGAAAATTTCACCACAGTAGTGAGGGTGAAGAGTCTAGAACGATTAGATCAAGCAAGAACTTATAAAGAATGTCATGCGTTTCATTTCTATTGTCTTATTGATGCATGTGGGAATGTGACTCCTTGCAACATTTTCTACGGAAAACCAGAGTACATATTCGGCAATATATATGATAATAATCTGCATACCATCTGGAAGAGTCAACAAAAGAAAGATGTAATAGAAAAGATTACTGCATTAGAACATTCTCTATGTGAAGAGTATAGATGCCGACAGGATGTAATGAACAGATATTTAGAAAGAGTAAAGAATCCAGAACTCAATGACGAATTCATTTAATGCTATTAGAAAACATATATAAACAAGTTCACGATTCATGGGTTCAGAAAAGAGTGAAGGAATGGTATGATAGTGACCAATCAGAATGGTTTGACCCCTTTGTTGTTTTATCAGTACCCAATGTCTATTTAGAAATATTGTTTAGATATCAATATTGTATTAAAGGATTAAAAGATATTGAGATACTTATAGAGACAGGCACAGAAGAAGGTGGCACTACAGATATTATGGCTAAACACTTTGATAAGGTTTACACCATTGAAAAAAGTTTCTTTGTGTCAAAACGACAACACGCATTTGAGACTGACCCTGCAAATGATAATGTGTCTTGGTTGTATGGAGACTCACCAAAAGTTTTAGCAGATTTGAGACATAAGATAAAAGATGAAAGATGTGTGTTCTTTCTTGATGCACATACAAGTAACTCTTCTTGCCTAGTACAAGAGTTAAAAATAATAAAGAAATATTTTAATAACGAATCAGTCATTATAGTAGATGATGCGGTAGATATAGGAAAAGTTAGAGGTTATCCCACATTAGTAGAATTTCATAGATTGATAGAAGCTATCAATCCAGAATACACTGTAACATTTACTGGATTAGGGAGAAACATATGCCTAGTGCATTAATATATGGAAAAGAAATATAAGAATGGTTGGAATCCTGTTAAAACAACATGGAATAAAGGATTAAAACGGATATTAAATAATAAAGGAATTTATATATGTCAATAAAAAGTGTTTATGTTTGTGATAATTGTAATAAGGAACAGATTTTTAAAACATCTCCCATACAATTGCCAAAAGAAACAGAAAATCCTTTTATACATTTACATAATCCAGATTATTCTGGTGAGCAACATTTTTGTAATACTGAATGCATGTACGAATTCATAAATAAAGAAAAGGAGACTAAATGAACGAACTACCAACCCTATATCAAAATTTTATACATTTAAGCAGATACTCACGATGGTTGGATAACAAGAAACAGAGAGAAACATGGAATAAAGGATTAAAACGGATATTAAATAATAAAGGAATTTATATATGTCAATAAAAACGGCACTTGTTCTTGGAGCAGGAGGTTTCATAGGAAGTCATTTAGTAAGAAGATTAAAAAAAGATGGTTATTGGGTACGAGGAGTTGATTTAAAACTTCCAGAATTTTCTGAAACTGAAGCGGATGATTTTATTGTTGGAGATTTAAGAGATATTATCTTTTGTAAACAAGTTATAGATAAATCTTTTGATGAAGTATATCAACTAGCAGCAGATATGGGAGGAGCAGGTTTTGTTTTCACAGGTGATAATGATGCTCACATAATGCATAATTCGGCTATGATAAATTTAAATGTGCTAGAACTCTGTAAAGATTATGTCCCTAGTCTAAAGATTTTCTACTCTTCATCAGCTTGTATGTATCCAGAGCATAATCAACTTGATCCCGATAATCCTAATTGTGCCGAAGACTCAGCTTATCCTGCTAATCCTGATAGTGAATATGGATGGGAGAAACTATTTAGTGAAAGACTATACAAAGCTTACGAAAGAAATTATGGGTTGGAAGTTCGTATTGCAAGATATCATAATATTTTTGGTGAAGAAGGAACTTGGGCAGGTGGTAGAGAGAAAGCTCCTGCCGCTATGTGTCGTAAAGTAGTTGAAGCTAATTCTGAAATAGAAATGTGGGGAGATGGAAAGCAAACAAGGTCTTTTTTATATATTGATGAATGTGTTGAAGGAACTATCAGACTTATGGGTTCTGATTATAGTGATCCAGTTAATATAGGTTCTGAAGAAATGGTGACGATTAACGAACTAGCAAAGAAGGTAATGAGAATTGCAGGAAAAGAATTAGACATAAAACACATAGCTGGCCCAGAGGGAGTACGAGGAAGAAATTCAGAGAATAGTTTAATTCAAGAAGTATTGGATTGGTATCCTTCTTTACCTTTAGATGAAGGACTTACAAAAACATATGATTGGATAAATAAGGAGTGTAAGAAATGAAAAACCCAATATTAATAACTGGGGCTGCAAGGTCAGGAACTTCCATGACTGCAGGGGTGATTAATCTTTGTGGAGCGTGGGGAGGAGAGTTAGCAAAAGCCACTCCGTACAATAAGAAAGGAATGTATGAAAATAGAGCGATAGTGAATGAGATGGTGAAACCTTTGCTTATTACAGTTGGCGCAGACCCGATGGGACAAAAACCTCTTCCTAACATAAGAGATTTTGAAGAGATAGATTCTGTTCAATGGAGGGAGAAGTTCATAAAGATTATGAAGTCTCAGGGGTATAACGGTGAAGAAGATATAATGATGTATAAGGGAGCAAAGATATGTTTAATGTGGAATTTGTGGGATAGAGCGTTTCCAAATGCTAAGTGGATTATTGTCAGGAGAAGGAGTGAAGATATAATCAGTTCTTGTATGAAGACAGGTTTTATGAGTAAGTATAAGGATAGAAATGGTTGGTTGTTATGGGTGAGGGAGCATGTTAAAAGATTTAAGGAAATGTATGAGAATAGGTTGGATGTCAGGGAGGTCTTTCCACAGGAAATGATTGATGGAAATTATATAGAAATGGAATCCACTATAAAATGGTTGGGACTGGAGTGGAAAGAACAAACGGTAAAAGATTTTATTAGTCCTGAGCTTTGGAATAAGGAGACAATATAATGGCAAGAGTAGATAGTGATGAGGTAAAAGAATTGATAAGTACAGACGAAACTATTACAGCACAAATAAACGCTGCGAATGTTTTGGTTACTGAGAAGTTGGGAGCGGATACCACTCTAACTACTGACCACCTCAAAGAAATAGAAAGGTGGGTGTCCGCACATTTAGTAGCTTGTTCAATAGAACGACAAGCGGTTAAGGAGAAGATAGGAGCTACGGCAATAGAGTTTGTAGGAAGTCAATTCGGGGGTGGAGGATTAGGATGGAGTTTGACTACTTATGGACAACAGGTTTTAGTTTTAGATACCACAGGAATATTAGCTAATGCTGGTAAGAGAAAAGCGAGGGTGGATACGGTTGATGCCATAGATATGACTTAATCTTTATATGGTTATATATGAACATCATTAAAAAAGTGTCTCCAGCGTCATCTGGCGACCTTGAATTGAGGAAAATAACATGACTATGTTGACTAGGAACCATAATCAGACAATAACGTATTGGGACACTCCAGTTACGGATAAATTCGGAGCTAGAACTTTCGCAACTCCAGAACAAATAACTGGGAGATGGGAAGATAGAACGGATTTGTTCATAGATTCAACTGGCAGAGAAAGTGTGTCAAAAGCGTTTGTGTTTGTTGGTCAGGATTTAGATTCAGAGGGGTGGTTGTTTCTGGGAACATCTTCAGAAGCAAATCCAAAAGATGTTGATGGAGCTCTTGAAATAAGACAGTTTATTAAAACACCAAACTTAAAAGCAACTGATTTTGAACGAAAGGCTATATTGTAATGGCAAAAGCTGTTAAAATAACTGGGTTAGATAAAGTAGTCAAAGGTCTAAATAAATCCTTGAAGAAGATAAAGAATAAGACAGTAGCAGGAATGCTAGAGGCAGCGGTCTTGGTAAAAGGAGAGTCTTTAAGGATTACTCCGATTGATACAGGAAATCTAAGGAACAGCGCCTACATCACATGGGGTGGAGGAAAGGTAAAAACTAGGTCTAGAATAGAACAAGGAACATTTGATACCAGTGATAAGTCAGGAGCAAAGGTTGCTACTGAACACAATCCAACAGTGGAACGAAGAAAAAGTATTATGACTGTCAACCCTTTTGCAGAGATAGGTTATACAGCCCACTATGCAGCAGCAGTGCATGAAGCTCCCCAGAGTAGAAAGTTTACGGTTGGTCAGTCTAAGTTTTTAGAACAAGCGTTAAGGAATAATTCTAGGAACATATTTAAGATTATACAAAGGAGGGCGAGTATTGTATGAATAGTCCAGCAGAAGATGTATCAGCGATATTGGCATTGTCATCATCGGCTACAGGATTAGCAGAAGGGACCAATTTATTTATAAGTCGGGAGCCTACTACTCCAGATGCTGTTGTTACAGTATTTGATACAGGAGGATTTGAACCAGCATCTAGTACGGAAAGGAATGAGTTTCCAACGGTACAGGTAAGAGTCAGGGGGAGAAGAATGGGTTATGATATTGCTTATTCAACAATGAATACAATTAAGGGAGTCTTACACAAGTTTAATAACCAGACTATTAATAGTACAGTATATCAAGGAATATGGGCTTCGTCAGACATAATTTCTTTGGGGTATGATGATAGTGACAGACCGATTCTGACTTTGAATTTTAGGATTCACAGAACGGCATAATTTTTTAACAATTAAGGAGGTGAAAAGGAATGGCAAGTTCAGGTTTTTCAGGAGTAGGTTCGACTTTCAAGAGGAATTCTGTAGCAGTAGCAGAAATAAATTCTATCAGTGGTTTTAATAAGACAAGAGATATTATAGATGTTACGACTTTAGATTCTACTGGTGGGTATCGAGAGAAGATAAGTGGATTTAGAGATGGTGGAGAAATTACTTTGAATATGAACTTCACTAGGGCTGGGTATGATTTATTCAACTTTGATTTTGAAAAAAACTCAGCTAATCAGGCTTATGTTATAGTACTTTCAGATACTGCTGCAACAGAGTATTCATTTGGAGGTTGGGTTACTAACATCACATTGGACGTTCCACTTGATGACAAAGTAACTATGACAGTGACAATATCAATTGATGGTCAGATAACTCAGACATCATAAACTTTTTAATTAAGAAAGAGGTGACTTATGTTCTTAACCAAAGAACAAATATTTGAAGTAAAAGATTTAAAGACAGAGAAGGTTCATATCAAGGAATGGAATGGGGATGTATTTGTAAGAACATTGACAGGAGCAGAGAGAGACAAGTTCGAGAAGTCTATCTTTAATATTGATACAAACAAAAGGACTTTTGAAAATCTTAGAGCAAAATTAGTGGTAGCTGTTTGTGTTGATGAGGAAGGCAATCAGTTGTTTAGTGAGAAAGATATATCAGCTCTTGGTAAGAAATCAGCTCACGCTTTAGATAAGATATTTGAAGTAGGGCAAAGATTGTCAGGGATTACTAAAGAAGATGTTGATGATATGTCAAAAAACTAAAGTCGCCAGAGCGAAGATTACATTTTAGATTAGCTCTGGCTTTGGGAGTATGGCACCCTGATTATTTATTAGCAGGACTGACTTCCAGACAGCTGAAAGAATGGGAATTGTATTACAATGTAGAACCGTTTGGAGAAATACAACAATATTATCAGACAGCACAGATATGTTGTATATTAGCAAATGTTAATAGAGATTCAAAGAAACAACCACAACCATTTAAGGTTGAAGATTTTATGCCTAAATTTGAGAAGGAAACTAAAAAAGATAAGGTAGCATATATGAAGAAGCAAATGTCAGCAATGGCAACCAAATTTGTTAAAAAGGAGGATAACCAAAGTGGCTAATATTGGAACTTTGATGGTGACAATAGATGGTAATACCTATAAACTCCAAAGAGAGTTAAAGAAAGCCGAAATGCAGATGAAAAGGTTTTCTGGGAGAGCTGCCAAAAGTTTTACTGCTGTTGGAGCAGTGATTCGAAAAGTAAGGACAACTGTAGCTATATTTGGAGCAGCTGTAGGAATCAGTATAGGATTAGCTACAAGGCAGTTTGTAAAGTTTGAAGATGCTCTGCTCGATTTACAGAAGGTGATGTTGGATAGTGAGGGGAGTGCTAAACAATTTATAGGAATTACTAAAGAGATATCAAACACCTTTGGCGAGGCAGCTTCAGAGGTTCTTCAGGGAGCAGCCAATTTTAAACAAGCAGGTTTCACAGTTCAGGAAGCATTCAAACTACAAGAGGTAGCAATGAAGGGAGCAACTGCTAGTGAACTATCAGTAATAGATGCTTCTCGAAAATTGACAAGAATATTGAAAGGTTTTAAAGCTCCAGCATCAGAAGCACACAGAGCATTCAATCTTATCAATGCGGTATCTAATAAATTTGCAACGAGTTTCGGTGAATTGGCAACAGGTATGGCTCAATTTTCTCCTATTGCAAAACTGATGGGTTTCACAATGGAAGAAACAGCAGCCGTACTTACTCCAATTATAGAAGTGTTCGGGTCAGGGAGTGAAGCAGCTGTGGCTATGAGAACATCTATGTTGAGATTAACTAGCACACAAACTAGAACCAGAGATACTTTAAAAGCATTATTAATAGACCAAAAGAATCTCGATGGTACTTTTAAGAGTGGTAGAGATATATTGTTTGAGGTTATGAAAGCGTACCAGTTACTTGATGACAACCAAAAGATATTTGTAGCTCAACAGTTGACAGGTATAAGACAGGCTGGGAGGGCAGTAGAAGTATTTAATGGTTTGACTAAAGTATTAAATGTTCATGGTGTAGCTTTGAAGGACGTAGGCTCTATTGATAAAGAAGTAGAAGTTAGATTGAAGTCGTTAGGGAAACAGTTAGGGAGGGCAAAACAAGCCTTTGTGAATATGGGGATTGATATTGGAGGATTCTTTGCACCAGCAATAACGAAAGCAACTAAGTTAGTGATAGGCTTCTTAAAATCTTTTAAGACAGGAGGGGATTTAGAAATATTTACAAAGGTTTTGAAAGAGCTTGCTAATATCTTCCTTCAACTAGCAGATGATTTGACAACAATAGCAAGAGCGGTAAAGAACACGATTGGCAAGGTAGGGAGAAGTCTTGGTAATAGAGGGTTAAAGTTTGACCCTAAAGCATTAGGTGATAGGGAGAAACAAACAGAAGGGATATTAGGTCTTAAAGATAAAGGAACTTTCATACAACAACTGATGGCACAAAGAAGGTTTGGCACTGGGACGGGAGGTATGAGTGAGGAAGCCAAACAAATAAAAAAGAATCTTGATGCTTTATTTAATGGTGCTGATGAGACCGCAAAAGAATTAAAGGAAACATTTAAGTCCTTTAATCTGGAAAAGATGGCATTAACTAAGTCAGCCTCAAGAGTTGCGATAGCACAATTTGAAAAAGAAGCCGAAGCATATAATATATTAGTTGCTGAGGGTAAAATTGGTGCGGAGGAATTGAGAGACTTTAAAATTGATTCTATAAGTAAAATAAAATTACAACATAATAGAGCTTATCAAACCATGCAATCCAGTATCATGTCTTGGGGAGATGAGTTTGGTAATACTTTGACTGATATGGTTATGGGAGCGGAAGTAAGTTTTTCAGACATCCTTAACTCTTTCACCAGAATGATTGCTGATATGGCTGTTAAAATCACAATCATTCAACCGATGATGCAAGCGTTATTTGGACAAGCAGCAGGAGGGTCAGGGTCAGGGTGGGTTGGACAAATTGCTTCAGCACTTGGAACAGCAGTTGGAGGGTGGATTGGTGGAGGTACAACAGCAGCAACTGGTTCGATGCTTACAGCACAATCAGTCCCAAGTACTTATCAAGACCCAGCTAGTTCGGCTGCTGGATATAATTTAACTGGAGTGCATTATGGCATGGCAGAAGGAGGAATAGCTACTAGACCAACAGCAGGGATATTCGGTGAAGCAGGAGCAGAGGCATTAATACCACTTGATAGAATGAGTCAGGTTATGGGAAGTATGGGAGGGGGAGGGAGTAATGTGGAAATAAACATTATCGGTGCTCCA